TGATCCATCGCCGATCGAATCGCGTCGCGCAACTGGCCGAGATAAACAGACTTTTCGTCACCACCCTTGAGCAGCTTCGAGAGTTGAGAGTCCAGAGATTGATAAGCGGCCCCCGGGACCGTACCCATTGTTGGGTCCATCTTGGACACCAGTTCATCGATTGCATTCGTCACAGCCCGATTCGTGTCTTGGGTGGCGAATTTCGTCGCGCTATTGCTCACGTTGCCGACATCCGACAATAACGCTGGAGTGACATTCAGGTTGTTGCGAGCCGACAGGTCCTCGAACTGCTTACCGAGCCGAGTGCGGGCGGCGTCATAAAGATCGCGAGTGACCTTTGGTGCATCCTCACCGAATGTTCGAGATACCGCCCGATTGAACGCGTCCTGCTGAGCTTGACGGGTTGCGGACGCACCAGTGAACGGCATATTTTCCACTGCGGACGCCAGCGTCTTCACAAACTTGCTGTCGGACAGCTGAGCCATGTTCACCGGAATACCGAGCGACACAGCTTTTTGATATAGGGCTGCGACTTCAGGCGATACCTTGCCAGCCAGTGTAGATACGCCATTTTTGATGGCTGCACCGGTAACTTGCAACGCCTTCGGCACCACTTGACCGCCGACCACCGAAGCAATGCCCGAAATCGCAGCCCGCTTCGCCCGCTCCTCGGGCGTGCCGTATTCCAGTGCGGCAGGCACAGCACCGGACAAGGCAAGCTTGGCAGTTGTGCCCAGAGCAGTTGTACCCGAACCTATACCACCGGTCGCCACAAGCGAAGGCAGCGACTCACCAACGGCAGTCGCAATAGGCCGTGCTTCCTGAAGGGGCTTATATAGCCGGTCCTTCTCATCAACGATACCTTTCAATACCTTCTTGGTGGACTCGTTATCGCCGGGGGCGACACCGAGCCAAGCTTGGGTCAGCCCATCGAGAATTCGATCGAATGTCTTACCAGCGCCGATCATCAGAGTTTGGCCAAGGCCGGGGGTGTCTTCAGGCTTCAGCTTGGTGGCTGGCTGAACACCCAGGGTCGCACCAGTCAGATGCTGCAGTAGTTCAGCATCTGAGTACCCAGACGCACGGGCCTGAGCAGCATTGAATTTGTTCTGCTGCGCCAAATGGTCGACAATCTCGGCGTCAGAATACCCCGCTTTACGGGCTCCATCAAGGTCAAATCCGGCCATGATGACTCCTTATTTTTGGAACGCACTAAGCGGAGGGCGGGTTTTCTGCGGAGCAGCAGCTGCAGGGGCTGCTCGACCTACCGGAGCCCCCGAATACGGGTCTGTGTTCAGGCTCTTGTATTTCTCTTGTAATTGTTCAAGAGTGTCAAGCGCCTTCAACCGAACCGAAGCCGGGACAGTGCGGTCCCCCACTTGCGCCGCCATCTGGCGGTACATCAAAGTATCTTTGTCGGATTGCGGGCCTTCCATACGGGGCACATTCGACGTCATCCACCCACCGATCGTTTCAAGTTGGCCCGCAGCTTCCGCGCCGGGGGTAGCAGCCCCAACGAACCCGGCCCCCTTATCAATCATCGCCCCCAGACCGCTGCCTGTGGCATGGGGAATCAGTTCTCGTGCGGCGTCGATAGACGCTTTGAGTTTGCCTTGCATCTGGCCCGCCTTCCAAAGCGGGGAGTCCTTCTGTTGAACTTGTACATCGGGACCGGCCATGATCGGTGCCGAAGCGAGGTTCTGCTTATTGACCGCTACAAGGCCAGTGGGGGTTTGTTCGATATGAACGTTTTGTGTCTGGAAATTCAGGTCTTGACCACGCTGAGTAGTGGCGTTGTTCATCCCCGTGGTCTGCAGTTGAGTCGCAGAAGACAGGCGGGCATCCGGCGTAGCCACCTTCTGCATCGCAGAACCCTGCTTGAACTGACCGGTCAGCGGATCAACAGTTCCCATCACGATTGCGCCGCCATTATCCACCTTCTCGAACTTCGGCAGTAGCATTTCCATGCGCTTCGAAGCGTCCATCACTTCGAGGCCTTTTTGCATCAGAAAATCCCGAAGATCAGCCGGGTTCGAAGGCAGCGCTTGCACCATGGCTTGGCCGGTCTTGCCATCAACCAATCCTTGCTGGTTCAAGGAAATAATCGTATTGATGACATCCTGGTGGGTGACATTCGGATTCTGGAGAAGCGAATTGATCGCGCCGCCTGTGACTTCAAGTTTTTGTTTGGCGACTTTATATTGTTCAGCTTGAGTTTGCGCCTTCTTGTAATCGATGTCGGTCTGGTCCTTGTCGGCATCGAGCATCGTCTTGCGATAGCCAGGGATCAGGTGGCCAACACCCGACGATGCCATATCATTCACGATACCGGCGTGATTCGGCGTACCATCTTGCTGAGTGTTCCGCTTGTAGATATCTGAAAGAGTCTGCTGCTCTTGTTGTCTACGGGCAGCGTCAGCCAGCTGAGCCTCTTGCATTTGACCTTGCAGAGCCAGATGCTTCAAAGTCATGGCCTTCGAAGCCATATCGACAGGATTATCGAACTGCGGAGGACGAATTTGGAGGGGGATAGAAGTGTCAAGCATTCGAATTCTCCTTTACCCCAGGTTACCGTACATTTCGGAAGCGGAATCGCCCCCCGCCCATGGCGTCGACGAGCCACCACCAAAAGAACCGCTGCCCGATGTCGCGGGTTTCATATTGTTGAGGTATTGCTGCTGCATATACCAATTGCCTAGAGACTGGACACCGTTGTTCACAGCGTTGGCCATGCCGACATAACCAGATGCGCGCGCATTGCCGACCTGCATCTGGTTGTTGCCAATGTACTGGGCGTTCTGGGTACCCATGTTCGCGACATCGCGAGTAGCAGTTTGGCCTAGCCCCGCAATAGAGGACAAGCGGTTGAATCGATTCGTTTGGTCGTTGTTGAACCGATTGTAAGCGTTACTGTATTCGTTCGACGCAAAGCCTTGGCCGTACCGGGTCAAAGCCTTGAGTGTGCCGCCGTTCAAAAGCCCACCACGAGCAGCAGCCCCCGCTTCAACTCCCCTCTGGCCTTCATCAAGCCGGAACTGATACCCCGGGTCTTTGGTGAAGTCGTCAAGAGTGAAGTTATGCGTGAACTCGCTCCCCGCTGCTGTGCCTCGACTCAAGTCCCCCAGAGCAGCAACCCCGGCGTCATGCCAAGGCATAGCGTCTTGACGATTCTGTTGAAACTGTGCGTTTGAAGTGGCAGACGCCTGATTCGCCGCGTTTTCTTGGGCGTCTGCTGCTTTGCCCGCCGCCATATTCGAGGCAACGCCACCAATAACCGCTCCGCCAATAACCGCTGCTGCGACCATGTTTATTCTCCAATCCACTTGGAATAATATATCTCAACTCGCTCGAAATCTAAGAATTCGAACAGAGCACTCGCATCGGCTTTGACTTTGCTACCGACGAACCAGCGCTGGACGCCGCGTCTTTTCAACTCTTTTTCAACCGCCCGGAACAGACGAACACCGGGAAGTCCTTGTGCCCGCTTATCTGGATGGATATAAAATATATCCATCGTGCAAGTCAAGCAGTCCTTGTAATGCAGGCCGGGGGCGACAAATCCAATGAAATATCCTACCGGGGCACCCAGTTCACGCATCGTCATAAACAACAACTCGCCTCGGGCTTCGCGAGCTTTATAGATGTCGTACTGAGGGTTCAACGGGACTTTGTCCTGATTCAACGCCAATTCCGCCCAATGAAGGGGGAACAGAGGACGGAATTCCTCTAGCCTCTCGGTGAAGGATTCGATTTGACAAGTCAGCATGGCTTGCTCGTCCGGATGTCAACGATCATATGAATCCGCTCCGTGTCACTGTTGTTAAGCACTTCATGCTCGACACGATTATCGAACCACCAGATGTCGCCAGTCCTCATGTGGACCCACTCTTCCCCTGCCCGAAAATTGGAACCAGGGGCCGACTGCAGCACGATATGAAAACGATCCCAGTATTCGGCATGAACGGGGGTATCGGCGTGAGGGAAGATTCGGCCTCCCGGATTCAACTTATTAATCATGACCCGGCCAAGGCGTTCGCCCTGGACCGCAGCCATCAGATTGAATACAAGAACCCGTGCTTCTGGCAGGTCCTTAAACACAGGCTGATCGTGATTCTCATGTTGATCAAAATTAGCAACATGATTTTTCAACGCTTCTTCGGTCGCGTGGACACTTCGGTCAGGGAATCGAAGAATGATCGATTCAGTATCTCCAAAGGGGCCTTGGGGATAATCCCGGAGATACGTGTCCTCTTTCCAGATACTGTGCGATTTTTCAAGTCGATGAATGGCCAGCACCAGCGGGAGAACAGACGCGTTTGTCGCAATTTGAAGGAAATTTTTCATGATACTTCCGATTCTACCACACCTGTGCCATGGAACGCAATCCCTGGAACCCGTTCATTCAGCACTTCTACACAGCCCTGAATGAAATTCCGCCGAGACTGAAATACAGATTTCCACCGCTCACGTAAGTTACATCGCTGTTTGGCAATACATCCGCTCGACCAATCCCTGTGTCCGTGATCACCGGGAAAATTTCATTACCAGCGGGCCTGAATCCGACAGGCAAATTGAAAATAGGGAGCCCCACTCCAGCCCCGCTTTTAACAAGACCTCGAATCATAACAATACCATTAACATCCTTTTCGTATGTCGGTGCCGTGAAAGGGGCACCGACATACGAGCCATCCATTCAACAATGCTGACGGCGTGAGAAAAGGTGAAGGCGGTTGAATGGTCTGATATTCACCAGCGTGGGGCATGATTTTAGCTCACTTCCCGACCACTGGCGCGGATGGTAATGGCAGCAGCAGTACCAGCCAAAGTACTGATAAAGTCGCCAGGGTTCAACACATGGCCCACAACTTCGGGGAAAGTATACGTTTCACCGGGCTGGATAGTCTTGGCGCTGACGATAGTGTTCGTGACACCAGCAGCGCCTGCATTGGGGGCCAGATTCACTGTCAGGGTCGCTGGAAGAGCGGTGGTGTTTGTGCCAGTGAACTTGTCAATAATGGTCCGAGTTCCCGTAGGTGCAGTATACTGCGTGGTCTGAGCATTTTGGGCCTGGAGGGGGTTGAAAAGAGCTTTTGCTGTGACAGCCATGATATGTGTCCTTTAGATCATTGTACCTTGTTTGATAGAATCGACCTCTTTAGTCAACTCCGCGATAGAATCACGCTGGGCAGCCACTTCTGCCGCCAATCTTTCAACCGCTTCGATCAGGATTTGCACGGGCTGTTGCTGAAGAGCTTGTTCCACTGAGAACAACGCCGCATTTGTTTCACTCGTACCAGCATCTTCGAACAGACTGGCTTCGACCCCCGGGATTCCGGAACCGATAGCCCCGCCCACACGCTCATACACCTGCTGGAAAAATAGTAGCCAGGGGCGCGTAAAGGTCTCAAAGCCTCTGTCATCCGTTTGGGTCGCGGGCTGACGTTCAGCGGGAAATTTAATTGCGCTCATGAATTCCCCACAGTAACATCGATGTTGGCATCAATCAAAACCCGTTTTACCGGGTCAGTGATCGTGACCCGAAACACTCTGGACCTCGACTTTCCGAGCCTGCGGAAATTGACACGAGCCAATCTTTCACCCAACCTTCCAAGGCTAGCTCGAATTTCATTACTCCATGTATTACCGCCATCGTTGCTCCAATCGAGCATGACTTCGGGGGCCGATCCTGATCCACTGACATTACCAACCCCTACTTCCATATCGATCCAAAGTTTATGGAAGAACACCCACACATTACCGTTCGCGATGTAGGGGGTCTGACGAATTGCAGGAATTAGGTCACCATTATCTGTGTACGTGTCCAGGTCAAGAACATACACATTGCCGTTTTCCCAATCACCCACCAGATTTTCGCCCGCAAATGCCATTTGGCAGTTGGAACGATGCCGATTGAGTGACGCCGACACCGGGTTACGCCAAGCACGTTCATGCCATTCATCCGTAGACACGTCATAAACCCAGGTCGCATTCGCGGTTGGAAAATTCAATACATAGAAACTATGACCTTCTTGCTGGTAGGCATATCCTATAGCATCGCTAATGGTGGTATACTGGTTGATCGCATATTCTACAGCGTGAGTGCTCACACGCTGTGGTTGATACCCCTGTGCTCGTTGCACCATTCCTTGCCCACGTTCGTCTGCCGTGAGCCAAAACACTGTATTGTCTAGCTTGGCAGGGCTGAATTTCGCAGCACAGCCCTGTTCGATAAACGCGCCTTGAATTCGCTCGAAAGGAAAATCCGGGTTTCCACTGTTGAAGAAAACTTCTGTGCTAGTTTCCCCGAACAACCAAATCTCTCTGTGGTCAACCAACAGGGACAAAAGAAGATCGGGAGCCCCTTCGGCCGTTGCGAAATCTAAGCTATCGATGTCAGTGCCGTAAATCTGGGTGATTTGAAACTGACCTGTGCCGGTTTTATTAAATGCAAAATACCCATCAATAAACGCAACCGTATCAGCGCCTGTGAAATCTGAATCTGTGATTTGAGCCAATACACTAGTTGCCGGGGTGAAATAGTACCCGTTCGGCCCGGTGACAATCATGATAACTGTGCCATTACTGGCCATGCTCACCGGGGTGGTAAAGTCATCGACCAGCCCCACCAGTGTGGATACACCAGCGGCAGTAACTGTATACAGTTTGCTGCCGGAAACAACCAAAGCAAGATTCGCATTGAATCGAATCATTCCCCGAATATTTCCCCCGACGAAATTCTTCCAAAGTCGTAGTCCAGGTGTACCGTATAACGCTGCTACATTTTTGCTTGTCCCAGACTTACTAAGTTCTGGATATAGATTCACCGTGCGCTGCGCGTCAAAGAACTTCGACCGAGTGCGATAACTGCCGCCAATGAATCCTGGGAATTTCATGATTAATACCCTCGCTGCCAAATAGCCGGGCCATCATCAGTCAACACACTATCAAACGTCATGACCGGGGGAGTCATATTCGCGTTCTTGATGTTGCCCTTGCTGTCCCGCGCAATGGTGGCTACATCGACTGCAGGAACCATGCCATATTCAGCAGCTAGATGAACCGCTAGGGAGTAACGCAATGCTTTCGCATATCCCGGAGGATAGACCAGTGAAGTGGCGAGATTCGGAATTTGTGTCAGGATACGACCACACGACAGAGTTATCGGAATCACATTCGAAGGCACAGGCCAGAGTGTCAAAAACCCAAGCGGATTCTCGTTCACATACAGCATTTGCTCGATGATGGGCTGTTGCTGTGATTTCAGAGCGATTCGGTTGTAGGCCAACTGATCGACTACTTCGATCTGGAAGTCGACCCCGCCGAAAGTGCAGTAACCGCCGAACACATTCACAGGCCGGTCGGTATTGAAATTGCCCCCCGGCCCCACTGTATACAGCTTCTGGCCAGGGACGGTATTGAAAGTCTGGTTGGAGGAACCCCAAACTGCAAGCCCCTCCAGCGACCACCCCTCAAGTACATCGTTCAAAGTGTTCAGGGCGTCGTTTGCTTCGTCAGCAGTCGGAGTCTCACCAGTCGCAATCGCGCCGATGAGCCGCATGGCCCCCTTAATTAGGTCCAGCGCAGTGGTCGGGCTTGGCATAGTGAGACTCCTTATACTTCAGATTACTTCTTGGAACCGGCCTTGGAGACAGCCGAGGCCAGCTCCTCGGAAGTATCCGAGAGAGCACCCGCTACCTGAGCCGCTGCATCAGTGGTCGAGCCCGACGCGGGGGCGACGGCTGCGGCAGCCGAGGCACTCGGAGCGGCCCCGATGCCAGCGATGCGGGCCTCGACCTGAGCCATGAAAGCAGCCTTTTGGGCTTCGAACAGGTCACGTTCAGCTTGCAAAGTAGCCAGAGCAGCCGAAACATCTTCGATGGTCTTGGCTTCGGTCTTCGGAACTTCGGAACCCGGCAGGGGCTTCGGGGACCAATCACGAGCCTTCAATTCATCTTCCTCTTCTTGGGAGTGAACCAGGATTTGGCCGATGTTCGGGTTCGGCTGGAACCAGCGGGGGAACTGGCTCTTCGGTTGAAACACTTGTGCGAATGCAGCCGCAACGTCAACAGGCATGTTTTGATTCGACATGAAAATCTCCAGAATTGTTTGCGAAAGAGCCCCCGAAGGGGCTCACCTGATTAGGCGACTTGGTACTCGCCCGAACGCATCAGGCACATCCAATCGATCGCCACAGCAGCAGTTGCGGCAGCGTTAAGAGTGAAGGTGACCTGCCCCGCAGCCGGGGTGATCCGAGTGATGTACAACGCCGTACCATCAGCCGCAGCATTCGACAAGTAGGCATTGAACTTCGACTCAGCGGTGAAAGCCGGATTGGACACCACAACTGAAGTACCAGCTGCGGCGATACCAACACGACCTTGCATTTCCGTGGTAGAGACAGCGCCCGGAGTGACGGGACCAGCTGAAGTGGTGGCTAAGCCTTGCGCGATCAGCGCGGACTCGACAGCCGTTTGGAGCTGAACGATAGCACCGGCAGCGTAACCGGCGTAGGAGCGAGAAAGCAGAATCATGATAAAAATTCCTTGAATTTGAGAAAGAGCCCCTTCGGGGGCTCCGTCAATTACACTGCGTAGAGGCAGGCCAGTTCGGGGTAGGTGGCAGCCCAGCCGAACAGAACGTCCAGACGCATGATATAATTGTCATTCACACCATCGTAGAACTCCGTGACCTTGATGTTCATGCCCTTATAGGACTGAACAGCCACATCGATCACACCCTTGCCGCTCGGAGGAGCGTACATCGGGACCATCGCCAGCGTGAACGCATCCTTGTGGTAGGCCACGTTGGCAGAATAGGAACCCGAGGCCGTGCCGAAGATCGTGAACGCAGCGCCGTTGGTCGGCGAAGCGGTCACGTTCTGGAACGCGCCCGAAGTGACAATCGCCGGGGAAATCGGCAGAACCGTGGCAGCGGCAGCAACGTCAGCCGTCACCGTGAACTGCATCAGGGTACCGGTCGATTGGCGCGATTGGGGGTTGACCGCGAACACGCCAGGAAGCGTGATCTTGGTGCCCTTGGTGATCGTGCCGCCCAGCGCAACAACAGTGATGTTTGAACCGGTCTGGCCCGCACCGTTGACGTTGGTACCCGTGACCGCTTGCGTACCGTTCGTGTGAACAGCGACGTTCTGGTCCATCGCATAAGCGAGGCCCAGGGCATCCACCAGCAGACCAGAACTGTACTGATCCGACAGGGTCTTGCTGTTATTGAACAGACCGGCGAAGCCTTGCACCATCGCGCCGTTCAGAGCTGGATTGGTGATCAGCGAACGCATCTTGTCGCGGGGCGCTGCCATTTCATCCAGACGCTGATTCAGCGTCGTGGCAGCAGCCAGGGCCAGCGCTTGGGTGGTCGGCGGAGTACCGGGGGTGCCCAAGCAGTTGAACGTGGCCACACGGGCGAGGTCCAGACCTTGACGATCGATTTCGTTCGCCACCGTGGCCATCGCAGCTTGGAGCTTTTGGCTCATTTGCTGCAGCGACAGGGTGCGCTCGATACCGGTGAAGTTCAGGTCCGTACCGCCCTGTTGCAGGGTCAGCGGAACGGTGGATTCGGCAGTCGCTTGGGGCACAGCAACACGGCCAGCGCGGTAGGTGTAACGCGGCGGCTTCTTGATGTTGATGGTCTGACCCGGCGAATAGCCACGGGATTGGTTTTGGGTGAACTCAGCCTCCCAATCGCGGTTCACACCGCTGGAGAAGCTGAGGATGTTTTCCAGGACCGCCAGGGCTTCTTTAGCGATGATGGAGCAGGTAACAAGACTGTTGGACATGATTTCCTCGAATGGAGTGGATTAGCGCCGATTGGCCCAGCCCGCCCCCTGAGCCTTTCGAGCCGCAACATACTCGTCCATCGACATCTGCGAGAGGTCTTTGGAAGTGGCACGACCTTGGGTCACGGGGCGGGGAGGCGTCGGAGCCTTGCTGACGTTGGGTTGAGCAGCCGGGGCTGCGGTTTGAGTGGTAGACGAGCTTGCCGCGATATCGAAAGCCGCTTCCAGCTTGCCGATTTCTTTGGCCGCTTGCTTTTCGGACATCCGATTCAGCTTGTCGGCAAGTTCAGGGTCCTTGGCCAGCTTGTAAGCCAGCGCGGGGCCGTGATCGCTGTCGAGCAGTAATTCGCCAACGTGCGGGGCAATCGGGATGTCACTTTCACCCACGACCTCATCGTAATCCTTCAGAACCGCCTTGGTGGCGTCTTGGCGTGCTTGCCAGTTCTTGGTCCGGTCCGCTTCTTGTTGGGCAGCAGTTTGCTGAGTGGACTTTTCCTCGATCTTGGTATTCACGGAAGCGAGGGCTTTTTCAACCGCTCGATCGGATTTCCAATCGGTCAGGGCTTCAACATACTCGTCGTACGTCTTGAACTGGTCAGCTGTCGGTTTTGCGGGGGCAGCCGCAGGGGCCGGAGTTTCGACAGTGGACTTGTTCGCGCTTGCCTGAGCAACGCCGCGCCAATAGGCAGCTTCGCGCTCAGCTTCATGGCGCTTCCGGACAAGCTCATTGATTCGGGGCTGGATGGGTTTCTTGCCCTGTTGCCCTTCATTTTCGACTTGACCTTCTTCGCCATTCTCTTCACGTTGGCCTTGTTCGTTCTCCGTATTGACATGCTCTTGCGAGCCGCCGTTGTTGGCAGAGTTTTGAACTTCGGTGCCCGTGGTTTGGGTTTCAACTGCTTCTTGGTTAGCGTCAGACATGACGATTCTCCGGCCCTATGTTTATTCGCCCGTAGGTAGGCTCTGCCCAATCTGCGTATTCTCCTCGCCTGGGTCCGGCGAAGTACGGTTTTCTTCAATCATATCCTCAGAAGCGGCCCCATTGAGCGGTTCCGGAGGAGTGAGCTTCAAAAGCATGAATTCAATCCAGCCCTTGATTTCTTCGACATCCTTCTTGGCATCTGCGCCGATTTCAGCAACCTTCTGATCGAACATACCCTTGATCTGGGCGATTTGTTCGTTCGACTCAGCCTTGATCTGTTCCTTGTCGATACCGGTCTTCAGACGTTGATTCTCTTGCTGCAGGCCCTGAATCATTTGATTCATCTGGTCCAGCTGCTGCTTGATTTCAGGCGGAAGTGGTGGGGGACCTGCCTTAGGGTCCTTCGGGTCATACCGAATTTCGGGCGGGATAGTGCGTTCAATCCGCTGGGCGATTTCTTGCGCACCGGGCCAATCCATGGCCTTCACGACCTTGTCGCCTGCGATGTCCATCAGCTTGGGCCACGATTGGCCGAACTGAACCATCGCATCCGAGGCTTGCTGGCGCATCGTGGTGTATGAAGGCCCCGTATCAACAACCACACCATACTGACCGACCGTGATGTCGTTCAGTACCGATTTAATCGCCGCCGAATATTTGCCCTCGGACTTCGCTTGCTCTTCTTGTTGCAACTGTTGGGCCTCTTCAGGCGACAGCCGCTTGTTGATGGTCACCGGAACCACTTCACCATCATCCCGCATGATCTTCACGACCCGCTCAGTGTCGTAATAATGCGGGAACATATTGATCAAGCAACGCCCAACGTGCCGAAGGGTTCGAGTCAATCCGTCCTGATAGTGGAAATTGGCGATATTGCCCTGCCTTTGTTGGGCGAGTTCCTGCTTACCTGAGGTAGCATTCCCAGCTGCACCTAGCGACGAATCGAACAGACCAGTAGTGGCCTTGATATTGTCATTTGCGTGCATAGCCATCGTGAGCATCCCACTCGGAATGTCGGCCATTGCTTGACGCTGCGGAGGAGGAGCCAATTGCCCATCGACAGTCGTTGGCTTGTACTGGAGATACGCGAAGCTGCGGACGTTTGCCTGCATCCACTCGTTCTCGTGATCTTCGAATTGGCCTTCAGCACCAATGAAGGGGGTCTTCGGGCGCATCGCTACTTCTTCGGTAGCCGAAGTCATCCAGAAGTCGTACATCAACTGCGGATCGCGGGCATTGCGAATCAGACCGCTGCGAATGACCTTACCATCGATGTCCAACTCCGAACCGTAGACCGGGAACACCGGAATCCAATTGCACATGATTTCTGTGCGCTCCAGGATTTCGTGAGCGGTCAGCTTGTACCACATCACCTTCTTCTTGAAGCTGCGGCGCTTGTTGACTTCGGTGATTCCAGAAGCCTTCAGATGCTCAGCCGAAGGCATTTCGTCACGCCAGAACACACCACCATCCGACAACATGACCAGTTCGGCAGGTTCCCGTTCAATCCGGTAGAACTCAGCCACTCGGATATAGTCTTGGGCCAGCCAGTTGACCGTGAAACCGGTCGCGCCGTTGATGGCGAGGCTGTCCGAAGTCGCCGAAGCTTCCGGATATTCCTGCTTGAACAGCTTGCGATCCATCTTCACATGGATCAAGCAACGCTGCTGATCCGAACCATCCGGTTCCGTGCTTCCGGGGTCGAAAGCCACAGTGAACGGGTTCCGAATGCGCTTGTACTTCAATTCCTGGTAGAAGGACTTTTCATCGCAGTATTCCGGCATCACCCGGAAGTACCCGAAGCCGATAGCGGCCGCCGCGTTCACAGCCGTGTCAGTGGCGACCTCAGCATTCGAGTCATACTCGATGTGCTTGATCATGCCTTGAATCACTTCGGCGGTCTGAATGTCCGCACCCGACCCAACAGGGCTCACCTTGATGCTGGCCCGGTTTTGACGTTGTTCATTCGTGACTTGGTTCAGGAACGTGGGCAGCTTGTTGACCGTCAGACAAGGCCGACCGTCCAACTCGCGCTGACGCTTCTGCTTCTCGGGCCAGTGATTACCTGCAAGATATTGCAAGTCGACCAGACCTTCTTTGAAGTTGTCACCGTCAGCTAGAGCACACAATTCCAGATAATCGCGAGCGTCCGCGATGATTTCCGCATCAGTCTGCGACGAGTCCGGAGTGTCGTCGGTAACGTCCAAGCCGTTGTCAGTCATGGCGCACACTCTCAATCACTGCTTGGGTCATCGGAGCCAGCCGCAAACCCACTCTTGGGGTCGCTCCAGGGGCTCTTGCAAGCAGCTTGGGCTCATGTTGAATCACTTGGAACCCAAAAGTGGCGCAATACCATGCTTCGAGTTCTTCCTGGGGCAAGTAAGCCTCTTCCGACTGGAAGTAGGGCTTCGCGAAGAGCACCAAGGTGATTCCCGTGATATCTGCCTCGCGGCAGATAGAGTACATGAGCGACGTTGCGAACCCGCGATTGCGGTGCTTAGGATCGGTCCAGAGCTTGAACACTTCGCGAGTGCCCGCCCGCATGTGTTCCGGGAGTGCCTCGCAAATCCGAACGAGGCAGGAAGCGCCTCCAACTCGGCGGAAGCCCGGCTCCATGGGTTTAGACTTCATGATAATTCCCTTTCTGGTTGTTTTCCAGGCCCGAAATCACACGAGTGTTCGCGCCAACATGAAGCCCGCAGACATTTTCGCCTTTGAGGGGCACGATGTGATCAACCACAACATCGACCCCATTATCTCGACACACTTTCGCGATCGCGTAATTACAAGCAAGGATTTGTCGGTCCCACCACCCGAAGTCTTTGGCGGCCTTCTCAGATATCAGCTGATTTCGAATCCGGGCACGAATAACTGCTTTCGCGGCCTGCTCCGGACGGGTGTTGAACTCCTTCATGTACTCTCTATGAACGAGTCCTTGCCGATACGCCCGACGATAGTCCTGATGACAACCGACACACCCACGATTGTTTTTCCGGCGCAGCCCGTTCAATTCGGGGTGACTACCACAAACAGTCCCGAGATACTGGGTACCTTTGATGATCAGCCCAACCATGCCGCGCCCTCAAATTGCGGCCTTTCGACCGGTTCGACATTCTTTTTGCCCGACACGACACCTGGGAACAATTCCGTAAGAGCCCAGAACAGCGCGTCTGCGCGGTTCGGAGAATTCGGACCCAGGTACCCAACGGTCGAGAATGCCGTCAATTCATCTTCGAGGGGTTGGAACACCCCCACATGACGAATCTTGCCTTGCTCATACAGCGCCGAGAATGGTTCGGCACGAACCACCTTACCCCGAGTGGCCGTCACCATTTTAAACGGCGTACGCGGGCGCGAGGTCATAATCACGTGCTTCACCATCGCCCCGCCATAGTTCACTTCACCGACCATGATGTCAGCTTCGTGACGTTCGAACGCATTCGTTGCAATCTTCCCCCAAACGGCGGGGCCCGCCTTGCAAGTGGGGTCTTCCAGCACGTATGCGATGCCATCCACTCCAAGCCCCGCGACCATGATACCAATTGCGTCATTGTCCGCGTTGTCGCGATCACCGCTACCTGATGGGTCGACTGCGACAACGACACGTTGCATATCAGGTAGCTTACCATCCAGAACACGCCACTTATCAATAGTCTCGTCAGTAAAGAGAGCATTTGGGGTGGCGTCCGCAAAATCACCGTCACGAAAGCGCTTACGCATACGGGCCGACAAGGCTCCAAGGGTATCCAAGTACCCAGCCGTCAGATTTTCCCGGTTATCTTCCGGGTTCATCTTGAAGTATGCGTAATCGCTCGGGTTCGGCAACGGTTGCCGCGTTTCGGGGTCTTGCTTCTGGATGAACTCCCGATAAGTCCAGTGGTTCTTGTTGGTGGGGTTGCAGTCGTAGAAAGCACGGGGCTTGAGGATACTCGTCACGACTTCTTTGTCCCCATCCATCACCTTGGTTTCGGCAAGCTCGGCCAGACGGGTGATTGCCGTATCTCGCGCCTGCTTCGGAATCTGGCTGGCCTCATTAAAGAGCATAGTAGAATACTCTTGGCCCAGAATTTTTTCAGTGCGCTCTTTATCGTCCAGACCTCCAAACCAAAGCTCTGATCCGTTGGGGAACGTCACGTACCAATCCGTCTTGGAAAGGTTGTACATCACTTCGGGAAAGCACAACTTCATGACCTTCGGAAATGTACCAAGAATCACCGAGGCTTTCAAGTGGTTGAAACGGAACCGCAGAATACAGTGATGTGAATTGGGTGCCTTGAGCGCACGCAAGACAATATTTCGAACGTGAAGGAACGTCTTTCCCGAACGGGACCCACCGTAAAGCATATTATGCGTAGCCCCACCCGCAAGGATGGTTTGCGCCTCCAACTGCTTCTCAGTGAATTTAAAGACTTTATCGGCCACTTTCCTTGGCGTCCTTATGTTTAAAATATTCTACTTGTGCGAGGCGCTTTAACGCTTGACCCTTTGTCAGATTTGGTTTCGAGAGCGGTTTGCCCAACTCCGACAGTACTTTATATCCTTGGGGGGTCTTGCGAATCATGACTGATCAACCTGGTTCAAAAATTTGGAACGCGATCACCGATGTATCAAGCACCTGGGCTGCACCTGCCCCGTCTCGGGCGGTGATCGTGAAGTTCGTACCCACCGTACGAGTGATCGAATAACTCGCCGCGACAGTGCCACCGTCTGTCTGGCGCTGTACAAAAATTCGGCTGTTCGCCGTGATTGATGTATTCGCGACAGTCACCACGCCTGCAACCAAAGTCGCAGTTCCTTGCTTGCCGTTCGCACCTTCCGAGACTTTGAGCCCCGCGCCTGGGCGAATGACCGCAAGACCGGTGGCGTCAATTTCAACGCGGACATTGTTTTTGGTAGTAAACCCACCTGTCGCCAATTGAATTTTGTTTGCCGTACCGGTCGAATCGGTCGCCAGAACCATGTTACCGGTTTTGCCTGATCCGGTTGGTGCGGAAACAAAGAAATATCCTTCGTTCGCTACTGTCACCGCATAAGCAGCTTGGGTAAACCCGCTTGATGTCATTCCGATATCCGCCCACCCGGCAGCATCCGTACCGTTGTCGGGATATGCGATGAAATCAGCGGACGCATTTGCGCCACTTGATTTGTTCCAGTTGTACGCTTGGGTGTAGTTATTATTGGATGACACCGTTGCGACAACTGGGTTGGTCGCATTCGGAAGCAGAGATAGAGTATTCCCCAGCACGAGAGGGCCAGAATTCCCCGTTACAGGGTCAGTTGGAGCCTGTAACGCATCTTGCCACCCGTCAATCAAATCTCCGGGGTTGTTTGCTGTCGCAAAACCTGCTTGAATGAGCGAACGCATTTGGTCGAGCGTACAGTTATATTGCGCCCCCACGTTCAGAGGACGCCCGTATTCGTCAAATCGACCAGCTTTTGTGATAGTACAAATAGGCATGATATTCCTTTAAATACTCGCATCTTGATGAGTCGTGATCGAAATCATGACCATCGGGTTACCAGCACCAGCCCCGGAACCATTCTTCGCCCCGGCCCCCTCTTTGCCGATATATAGACCCGCGACACGTCCACGAGCTTCTTCGGCATTCAAAGCGACCTTCAATTGGCCCTGATCTTTTGCAAGATCCCGGATATCCGCCAATTCGACTAGATGGGAACCCAAAGATACCAGAGCGCTCTGGTGAACCGATTCCGTGATATCGCGAATACGGAGAGCAATCTCCGGACGGGCCATCAAAGCCCGTGCCTTAGCCACCGGGGTGGTGTCACTAATCCCAAACGCTTCCTCGTACGCCTTCCGCAAATTGCCGCCATACTCGATCATAGCAAGGGCGAACATATCCTCCTTGGCCGTCAGCGGAGGAAGCGGCTCTGCAAGCTCCACGATCCGTCCACCTGAAGCAGATACTTCATATACTTCGGTGACTGGAGCGAGTTCCGTAGACATAGGCGTGAGTGTAGCACACACGAGGAAGCGTGTCAAGTATATGGAAGAGTGATTGCACGAGCGTCAGGGGAGGGGCGAAGCCCGGTAGGGCACAAAGTGTGGGCCATAAGTTACAAAACTTGGAGAGTGCCACCCTATACGGGTCCTCTTGCCGAGCACCGGCTTATCGCGGCGAGGCTCAAGGCTCCGGGTACGGAATTGCCGGTACCTCTTCTGGCGGGCCCCCTGGCACGAGTCTTGCCTTAGTGAGCGCTAACTGGGGCTCTACTTCACACTTCGGCCCCTTCCGTTGGATGGCCAACAGGCCCAGAACCCTGGCCCAAACACACCACTCGACGGTGCTTCAAACGCCAGTCGGAGAGCCAACGCCAATGATGGCGACAGCCCCGGGACCCCACTACTCTCCTCTCACTGCACACATGGGGGCTCCATATCGTCTCCGTGGATATCGGAGCTGTGATGTATAGGGTGGTATCTGACCCACTATGTGACAGCTCGGAACCCACATCTGTCATATCTATAGGAGTGGGTAGGATGGGGTAGGAGCGACCCGGGACAGGACTACCTCTCCGACACCTGGAGGGGGTAGGAGCGCAGCCTGGAGTATCCTCCTATACCTCTACAGGCAGAACCCTACCTCTATATACGGGGCGACTCGCTTGCCGCATTCGGCACCCCCATCCCGGTATATCTCCTCTATGTCACAGCCCATCGCCCCTGGCCCGTGAGCACCGGGAGAGGAGAGTAGTGCCTACTCCAGGTCCGGTGTCTCTGGTCCGTCATATAGTGGGTCCTCTCTCGTCGGTGTCTCCTCCAAGGGGCACCAAACATCGTTCCCGCGACGCTCGCGATACTCTTGAATCAGCTGAACTCGTGCTGTGTTCCAATATCGTCCGTACATGCTCGACGCGATTTTGACATCACCCCCCGCCTTCAGGTAAAGGTCGACAGCACGACGACGGATCGCAAGTTTAAGCTCTTCGTTCATCTTCATATGTTCACGACGATCGGCCAGCGCTTTTTTGCGTGCTTCCTTCGCTTCAGGCCGCTTGGCACTCTTTTTACGATATTCGCGTTCGCAGGCGATACATCCGTGTGTCTTTTTGCGTCTTTTGCCCCCTTCGTGAGGGTGCTTCGCGCAGATTTTACCAAGGAAGTAGTTCGGCCCCACTGACGCAGTGACGGTCAGGCTTTCTTGTTTCACGTGGAACTCCTTTTCAGGTTGATGAGAGCAGATAGTGTACCATGAGTGGGCACTACTGTCAACCCCTCTTCCCCTATCTCGCCTGTTGTTACACCTTGTTACACCTTGTTACACCTTGTTGCAATTTCGTGGCCTCCAATTACTTGACGCCCTGTTCTCGCCGTGTTATACTATAGTCATAGCCGATAGGAGATCAAGATGACGACCGACCAAGCCCTGACACTCCTGCAAGAAGCAGCCACCTTCGGCACTTCCTACCAGAAGCGCAAGCTCAGCACCATTCTTACCCTCTGGCGCGCGACTCAAGCCGACCTGCAGGAAGGCACGATCCTCGCGAACCTCAGCCCTGAAGACTTCCGTAAGACTCTCGAACTCGCGGTCAAGACGGTCGGTTATGGCGTCTGATCCCACCCGAATTAGGGGGATTGACAAGCCCTTCCCCCTGTGTTCCAATAGAATTGTTCCCCACCAATAGCCCGATAGGAGATTTCAAAATGGCAACCACTAAGCGCGCAGCAGTCAAGCCCCTGAACATGACGCCCGCAAGCATCCGCAAGGCGTCCGACGCCGAGAAGGCACGGAAGGCAGCGAGCAAGAAGGCCCTTCACGCCGACATCGAGGCGAAGAAGCAGACGGCCAAGCCTGCCAAGCCTGCCAAGCCTGCCAAAGCCGAGCCGACACCCGAGCAAATCCAGGAGAAGAAGGACGCCGAGCATGCGGCCTACCTGCAAGCACTCCGTGTTGACGCTGAGGCCCTGGGCGTCGACCCTGAAGCCTATATCGCCGAACAGCTGAAGCCGGTCAAGACGACGTACACCGGCCCGATGCTGGCACTCAAGGCAGCCCGCAAGACCTACGTGAAGGCGAAGAATGGCATCCAGTGCAATGGCGATGACCTCGCAATGATCTGCGGTGAATTCAGCCGGGAAGTGGTCGTGAAGGCCCTGATTCGCGTCCTGGGCCTGCCGGGCAACCTTTACGCCGCCCTTAACCCCGGACAGCAATCGATGAATCTGCGGAACAAGGCACGCCACGCCCTGAAGAGCGGTCTTGTGACGTCGACCCAGATCGCCACGGCCCTGCAAGCAGCCTCGAAGGAGTAAGCCATGCGCTCGGAATACGCCGCGAATCAAGAACTGGCACGGGGGAAGTCCCCTTCCAGCTGGATGAAGCCCGCTCCCGTGCGCGCACGCACGAAGAAATGCTGGATGACCCGAATTCTGGGAGTCTTCAAATGATCACGGAAGACGAAATCGCCCAAGTCATGACGGAGACGGGAATGGGCCGGCCCGACCCGTTCCCACTAGGGGAAAGTGCGTATGACGTGCCAGAACAACAATCCCCGAAGGGGGATTGACAGCGGGTCGGCGCTGTGTTTTAATAAAACCTTAGATAGAGCAATAGGAACCTAAAAATGAGCCATTCCACGAGGGAAGCAGCAGTGATCGAAGCCGCGTTGAAGTATCGCGCAGTCGCGCACAACCGCCCGTTGGGTCAGACCCTCGAAGAGCACCGCACGAATGACGAGCGGGTGGGGATGGCTGAGATTAGGCTCGAAGAAGCCCTCCTGAAGGCGGGACTGATGAAGCCCGAAGACGCGATTGAAACGATCTTGATTGATGCAGATAAAATCGTCGTCGAACTGGAAGACCGCTTCATCGACGTTCCGACTTGATAATAAGATAATGATGACCAAGAATCACAACGGGGACGCAGAGCTGCTGGAATCGGCAGTGCGGATACTGATTGGGGGGAAAGCCTCATTCACCGTTAGACCTTGGAGAGAAATCATGAATAGCCGCAATAGTAGCAATGTTTCACGTGAATCCAAACCCGAAGCTGTCGAGCTTCCGCAACTCGGTCGGCGTGCGACTGACAGACTCTTGGTAGCCGCATCGATGAAAGGACTGCCATCAACACTTAATGAGGAAAGCGCCATGGCGAAAGCACAAGCAGTAGAGAAGCAAGCCGCTCTCAAGACCGCGACCAAAAAGGCTGCAGCGAAGGGCATCACCCACCCGAAGCACAAGCCCGCCGTTGCGGAAGCGCAACAACCGAATGCCGAAGCGGGCGAATCTGAGGGGGTTGACAGCGTCGATTCCAGCGTGGTACACTCGGGGTTCTCAGTTTTTAACCAACCCCTGAAGGAGCCCGCCATGACTGAAGCCACTATCCCCACCCTGCCGCAAGCCCAACTCGATAAGGAAGCCGCCGCCAAGGCGAAGATCGAGGCCAAGGCCGCGAAGCTGGCAGCCGCTGCCGAAGCGAAGGCCAAGCGCGAAGCTGAAGCCGCCGAGAAGAAGGCCGCTCGCGAAGCGAAGGCCCAGGAGACGGCAGCCGAACGTGAAGCCCGCATCGCCGCTCTTAAGGAATCCGGCAAGAACTACGTGGGTTCGATGTTGGCGCTGGCCGACCGTGTGAAGCAGGGTCTGTACGTGAAGTCCGCCACCGGCCAACTCCGTTCGACCGACGCTCTGGCCGAAGCTCTGGATGCCGTGCCCCCGGAAAACGTGGTCAAGCTGGGCACGATGCTCTTCGCTGAAGAAAACAAGTACACCGCCCTGAACATCGGCCAACAGTCGATGAATTACCGCAATCGCATGCGCGGCGCGATCAAGAAGGGCACCTTCTCGCTGGCCGACATCACGGCCAAGGTTGAAGAACACGGCTTCGCCACCGCTCACGCTGAACTGGAAGCCAAGGCGAAGGCCAAGGCCGAACGTGAAGCCAAGGCAGCTGCTGCCAAGGCCGAGAAGGAAGCGAAGGCCCAAGTCGCTGCTGACGCCAAAACGAAGAAGGTCGCTGAACCGGAAGCTGCCACGACGTAAAGAATCCTGAGGCCGGGTGTCGACAGACGTAAAAGCCTCATTCTTGTATCGAGCCGGATAGATACAAGCGGTAGCTACAGACCGTGACTAAGGGCAACGCCAAGCCAGATGCTCTGTAGAAGGCGAGACAGCACGAAAGAGTGACAAGCCAGCCGGGTGAAAGGCCCCCGGCACCATTCTATAGCCCTAATAGGAGATACTCAATGGCAACCGTCCCGAATTTGCATCTTGCTCCCGTGCCTGACGCCAAGGTCATCAAAGTGGTGATTGGTCAGCAATACGGCCAAGAGGTCATCAAGCCTGCATCGCCAGAAGCAGAAATCTTCTGTGAAATGGCCAACACCAAGACCCTGACGCGACGACTAGTCGAACAGATCAAGCGCCTGGGCTACCGCGTTGAAGTTGTTCCCACTGAACCGAAGGAGTTGTGATGTTGCTCGCAAAAGCGAAATTTGGTTACGGTAAAAAATTCTCCCCCACCGAACAAGACCAGATTCGGGCTGCCGTGCTTCTCGATGAACACACGGTCGAATTCACTGAGGACGGGGAGTTTAAGGGCTGGTACACCTATTGGGTTATCGACGTTCACGCTCTGCCGTTCTCAGCGATCGATGCCCATTTCGAAGCTCAGCAGATTAAAAATCCGACCCTGATTCAAGCTCTGCAAGGGTTACAAACTCGCGAATCGACCGTCATTAACCAGAAAGTCAATGTCGCAGTTCCCGGGTTTGGTCTGATGGCTATCCGCCAAGTTGAGGTCCGGACCGACCTCTGCACTGAAGAGCTTCAACGAGAATTGAACGATGGGTGGCAAATTCTCGCCATCTGCCCGCAACCCGACCAACGCCGCCCTGACTACGTATTGGGCAAACCTCAAAAGGAAGAAGAATGACTAAGTTCAATGTTCTCGATAATGATTTTCGCTTGATCGGGCAAATTAACGCCCCGACCCCGGAAGCCGCTCTGATAAAAGCCAAATCCGACCCCAAGATCAAGCGTCAATGTTTGAATCCGATGGTAGAGGAAGTGAAAGTTGCGGCTCAAGACACCCGTGCACGGATGTACCGGCAATGAGTACGTTGACTTGTCCCCCCCGTTACGGAAACTGTGATCAAGGCCGTTCATGCCCCCGAAACCCCAATTTCGACGGGTCCCCAATTCGTGGGGTTCGTGATCTTAGTTGGTGGAAGCGCCGGGTCACGATGAATCCGGTCGTGAAGATCGTGCGTTGTTCTGACCCTCTCATGTGGTACGCTTCGAGAGTAGGCGAGGAAGTGACCGTCGAGCGAGTTGACCGTGAAGGGCTGTGGGCACGAGAGGGAGGCGAGTATAACGCCATCAACATCATCCGTTTTTCGGATGTCTAAGACGGTCCACAAGAAAATACCCCGGCCTCTATCTTACTGGTTGCGTCACAAGCGCCAGAAGTGCGAGTGTCTGGGGTATTGGTTTCCCCATCGTAAGGGTGGGGGAGCTTGTGAACATTCCTCCAAAGCCGATTATTACCACGCCCTGAGACAGGGGCTTTCCCAGGCTGAAGCTATGCAGTTGCTGTCTGCGTCCGACTTGGAAAAGCTCTTCCCGCTGCCCGATTCAACCCCGTCCGATGATTCGGACATCCCATTCTGAGGACCAAATGAAGAACGACATCGACGTTACCTTCGACACCAAGACGCGACGGCTGGTGTTCAAAGCCCCCTTTCACATGAGCGACGTTATTCGGGGGTTCCCGTCGCGTCGCTTCGATCCCAAGGGTAAAGTCTGGAAGGTGCCGCTTGTTAAGGCGAACATCAGCCATCTTCGTGAAGTCTTTCATCTGTACCCGTTCAACGTGTCGACCGAAGCCCAGGCAGCTTGTGCCGATCACGAAGCGCTGATGGCTGGCCCCAAGTACGTGCCTTTCCCCCGCCATATCTACGACTTCAAGAAGTCCCAGCTTAAATATGATCCGATGCAGCATCAAGACAAAATGCTCGATTTGTCGTATGGGCTGAAGGCGTCGGCGTGGTTCGCTAAGATGGGGACGGGCAAGACGTTTGCGGCGGTGCACCTTGCGATGGCTCGTTGGGCTGCAGGACAAATTGACGCTGTAATGATCATTTGCCCGTCCACTCTTCGCCGTACGTGGTTGAAGGAATTGGCCAAGTATGCCACGTATGACTACGATTTCCGGATTCATGAAACAAAGGCCCCGTGGTTGAAGGAATTCTATGTGACACGAGCCCAATTTGGTAAAGACGCCCTTCCCATTCTTGCGGTGTCCGTCGAGGGTCTTGGCGTGTCCGAAGCACTTTACGATTCAGCCTGCGGGTTCCTTGTTTCACGCCGTGTCATGGTTGTATGTGATGAATCTTCACGAATCAAAAATCCTGAGGCAAAGCGTACGAAGAGGACGATTGACATTGGTGCCGCAGCCGAATATCGAATGATTCTCAATGGCACACCCATCGCTCTCGGTATTCAAGACTTGTGGAGTCAGTATGAATTCCTCGACCCGAACATCATCGGGTGCGGGGATTACTGGGCTTTCAAGACTCGGTATATCGTCATGGGCGGGTATGAGAACAAGCAAATCGTCGGCGTGCAGAATGTCGATGAACTGATGAAGGCAATCATTCCGTACACCTGCGAAGTTGGTAAAGATGTCTTGAACTTACCGCCCAAAGTCGCGAAGCCGATCTATTGCGAAGCGAGCCCGGCACAAAAAATGCTATTCAAGCTGATTATTAAAGGGCCGACCGGCCATCCCGCCGAGCCGATCATTAAAGTGGAGAACGTGCTCGAACGGAATCTCCGGCTTCAACAGGTGGTCGGTGGCTACTTGCCTCGTGGTGTGCCCTCGAAGAAAATGATCGATGGGATCGAATGCGAAGTGATCGAGACGGTGATTGAACCGCTGGCGGACAATCCCAAGCTGAACTTGCTACTTGACATGATCGAGGACAATTATGCCGGAACAAAGTTCATTATTTGGACCACCTTTGTCCACGAAATCGAGCACATCCGAGACACCCTCGCTAAAAAGTTCGGCCCTGAAACCGTCGAATGCTATTACGGAAAAACCGAAATGGACGACCGGAGCCGTATTGAAGATCGGTACTGTAACGATAGCAGTATGCGATTCTTCATTGGAAACCCTGTGGCCGCTGGTTTGGGACTCACTCTCATCAGCGGAGAGAATGACGCTATGGTCTATTACAGCGGGACCAACGCATACATCGACCGAGCCCAATCCGAAGATCGTGCTCACCGAATTGGCCAAAAGAACTCGGTGACCGTCATTGATTTGATCATGGAGCGGACAATCGATGAAGCAATCCAAGCCTCGATTGGCGAGAAGATGAATGTTGAGGAATATTTGATGACCAGAATTGCGCAGGGGTTGAGCATTTATGACCAAATGATGGGATGAAAGTAGGACTAGCCCTACTGGACAGTAGGACTCCGCCGTGGTACACTCGGTACCTGATAGATACATAGGACATCAAATGAACAACCCGATTGTTTGGATTGTTAAAGAGCAAATGATCCGTGGCGAGACGCAGCCAATCCCCATGGATTACAGCCCGGCCATGGCCTTTGGCGACATCGAGTTCATTACACATCACGACATGCCTTTGTACGGCAAATCCTCTGTCCAAGAACATTGGAACCATGATGTGCAAAGCTTCGTGAAGAAATACGATCCGGACCGTGATTACATTATCACGACCGGCCAACCGATGGCAATTCTTGCTGTTGGGTTTGCACTGGGACAAGAGGGCAAGTGCCCTCGGTTTCTGGTTTGGAGGCGCGAAGAGAATCGTTATCGCGTCGTGAATTTTGACTCTACACTCGCTTGCGAGTCGATCATTTAAAGGAATAGTAGCAAATGAGCAACCTCACTCTTTCCCGTTACGAAGGTCTGTTGGCCAATCTCGACGCTGGCGCCTATGAACTTCGTGATGCCGAGTTCTTCGATCTGGCTGAAACCCTCGAAGATGCTATCCTGTTTCTGCAAGTCATCCGGTCACTTGACATCTTGATTGACGACTCGGCCCCCGCCGAGAAGATGACGGGCGACATGGAAACCCTGCGTCAGCTTTGCGTCAAGATGAAGGAATTGCAGAACCAAGCACTGGTCCTTAAGGCCCAAGCTGCTGATGTCCGCATCCCGCTCGACGAATTGCGTCTGAAGAAAATCCCCGAACTGATGGAGAGCCTGGAGGTCAAGACCACGACCTTCACAGGCTTGGGGCGGGTTCAGCTTGCATCCGATCTCTACGCGTCAACACGCAAAGGCCAGAAAGAGGCTGCGATGCAATGGCTCCGTGATTGTGGTTATGAGGACATGATCAAAGAGACGTACAACGCGTCCAGCCTCAAGGCCCTGTTCCGCCGCCAGATCGTTGAAGGTGTTGACATCCCCGAGGAAATCTTCTCGGTTACGCCTTTCGTCCGTGCCTCTATCGTGAAAGCCTGATTATGGCCAAGATCGAGGTCCATGAAACCGAGGTCGCTGGTCAAACGGGCGTGATTCTGGTCGTGGCGCCCGAAATGCTGGATTTCTTCCGGCAAGTGATTGAGAAGGGCATGGCCTTTGAGTTCGGCCAACCCGCTCAGTTATACGACCTCACCGACCGGCTTCGTCTGGTTAAATCTTAAAGGAAGAGAAATGCGCAACATCCAGTCACTCCGCCCCGACACTGACGAAACCATTGAGCAAGA